ATTGGCCGCAAATGCTGAAGTTCGTGAAGCGGCTCCAAAAGCAACTCGCAAAGGTGCATTCGAAAAATACTTACGCAACGGAATGGGCTCTTTGAATAGCAACGAGCGTTCAATCATGGGTGAATTACGTGGAACAAGCACGCAAATCGCTGGGACTGATTCTTTAGGTGGTTTCTTAGTACCACAAGATTTCAGCAACGAATTGGACATGGCGACATTGTTCACTGGTGAGGTTGAAAGACTTGCAAAGAAATTGAACACTGCGGGTGGCGCATTGTTGGATTATCCTACAATCAACGACACGGCAACGGATGCGGCTTTGACTGCTGAAGCGGCGGCGGTTGGTGTTCAAGATATGACATTCGCAAACGCGCAATTGTCTGCTTACAACTACGCAAGCCAAGTGAAAGTTTCAATGCAATTGTTGCAAGACAACGCATTCGATTTGAACGCATTCCTTGCTGAAGCAATGGGTGAAAGAACTGCACGCGTAACAAACGGCGCATTCACAACGGGTACTGGTTCAAGCCAGCCACAAGGTATCATCACGGGTGCAACTTTAGGAAACACGGCGGCATCGGCATCAGCTATCAGCGCAGACGACATCCTAAATCTTGTTCACTCAATTGACCCAAGTTATAGAAACAAAGCGTCATTCGGTTTGATGGCTCACGACAACGTGATTGCTGCAATCCGTGCGCTTGGTATCGGTTCTTCAAATGACTTCCCAATCTTCATCCCATCGATGGAAGCGGGTCAGCCGGACAAATTATTCGGATTCAATTTGTACTATAACAACGATATGGAATCAAGCATTGCAACTGGCAACAAAACGTTGTTGGCCGCTGATTTCAGCAAGTTCGTTGTTCGTTCTGCTGGTGATGTTCAGTTCGTTCGCTTAAACGAACGCTACATGGACACCATGGAGATTGGATTTATCGCGAGTGTACGTAAGGACTCAAAAGTTCTTGACACACGTGCGGTTAAATACTTGGCTCAAGCCTAATAATGAAAGTCAGATTTTTGAAATCTGTATCGGGTAACGGATTCCACTACCGCAAGCATGCGGTGGTGGAAATCCACTCCGATGAGATGTTGACCGATTTTTTGAATGCGGGTTTTTGTGAGGCAATAGCCGAAGCACCAAAAGCACGCGCAAAGAAGGCGGTGAAAAAGACCAATACAAAAGAAACACGCTAACAAATGGCAATTGATATTGTAACGCCCGCGGCGTCCGAACCCATCACATTGACGGAAGCAAAGAATTTTTTGCGCGTTGACCATAGCGATGACGACACATTGATTTCGGCATTGATATCGGCATCCCGTGAAATGTGTGAACAATACACGCGACGCATTTTGGTGACGACAACAATCGATGAATACTTTGACCAATTCCCACGCAATCATTGGAATGGTCAATCGAACTTGTTGTATTTATCACGCGGACCAGTTACATCAATTGATTCAGTTTCTTATGTAGACGAAATTGGTTCAACGGCGGTGATTCCGTCATCGTTGTACACAACCGATTTAATTTCCGAACCCGCACGCATTCAATCCATCGGTGGATGGACAACGGGCGCGGGTGTTATCAACCAATTAATTGTTCGCTATGTTGTGGGCACTGATGTTTCGGCAATTCCAAAGCCGTTGATTCAAGGAATGATGTTGGTCATTTCCGAATTGTACGACCAAAGAATGGACCGCGTTCGTCAACTGCCAACGGCATCCGAATATTTGTGGAACCCTTATCGAATATTCACATTCTAATGATTGACCAGTCGGGACAATTAGACCGCAGAATCGCGATTCAATCGTTTACCGAATCAACTGATGATTTCGGTGAAGTGATTTTGTCGTTCACAACCTTGGCCAATGTTTGGGCAAAGGTCGTGGAGATACGCGGAAGCGAAGGTGAGGATGGAAACCAAATGGTTGCCACACAAAAAGTGGATTTTTTTATTCGTTACCGCTCGGACATTAACGAGCAAATGCAAATTGTACACGAAAACAAAACCTACACAATCGAAGCGATTTTGAATGCAGACGCACGCAAGTCGTTCCAAAAGATTGTGACAAGATTTGCGGACTAATGGGAGCAAACGCGGAAAGAATGATGGCGTCAATGGGCAAGCGAACGGGCGGTGGTTCGGGTGGTGCTTTCATTGGCTTTGATGAAAAGGATATCAAGAAAGAATTTGAACGCGCTTTCAAGGAATTGGAAAACTTACACGATGGGGTGACAACTGCACAAATTCGCCGCATTGCACGCAAGTCATTGAAGCCGATGTTGAAAGGTTACAAAGACGAAATCACCAACATCAAGTCGGGAACGTTTAAGGTGTACCGAAATGGCGGTATTTATGCAGAAATAACCAAAGGCCAATTAAAGAAATCAATGGGCATCATCACCACGCGTGTGAATCGTGGGGCAACGTTTGCATCTTTGTCAGTTGGTCCAAGGGTGAAGCGCGCATTCAGCGACCCGGAAAAAGGTGGTTGGTTCGCACACTTTTTGGAATACGGATATCTAAAGGACGGACAATATAAAGGACCAAACAAAGGTTTTGCCAAACGAGCACGAACGAAAAATTCGGGCGGCGTTGGAAACGAGTTCAAACGATTGATGCGTGGGTTCCTTAATAAACAAGTAAAAGCCGCGCGCATATGATTGGGAAGGTTATCAAATCAAAGTTCACCAGCGATTCAGCATTGAACACGTTGTTTGGTGGGCGCGTTTTTCCAGTAATTGGAGCGCAAACAAAAGCGACGCCGTTCGCGATTTACGAGGTGGCAAACATTTCCACAAGTATGTCGAAAGAAAGCGATTCGCATATTGACGAAATAGATGTTCGAATCACGTTGATTTCAACAAAGTATTCGGACACACAAAACGCCGTTGAATACGTTCGGAGTGCATTCATAAGAATGAACCAAACGATTGGCGGGGTGAAAGTAAAATCGTGCGCCTTTGAAGGCCAACGCGATTTGTTCAGCGATGATGAACGGACGTTCGGGTCACAAGTTGATTTGAAATTCCGCGTGTCACGCGATTGATTTTGTAAATTTAAAAACGATAAAAAAGTAAACAAATGGCTTCAACAAGCATCATGAACTCAACGGATGTTGTGATTCAAATCAGCGAAGATGACGGAACAACTTACGACATCATTGGCCGTGCAACATCGGCATCATTAAGCACATCAATGGAAGTGCGCGACACCACAACAAAAGATTCTGCCGGATGGCAAGAAAATTTGGAAGGTTTGAAAGCGTGGTCACTTAGTGGCGACGGGTTGGTGACTTATTCAATAAGCGGCGACTATGACACACCGGACGACCTTTTCACATTGCTATCAAACCGCACACTTGTGAAAGTGAAATTCGGTTCAGCAACAACTGGTGAAATCGACTACACTGGCGACGCATATTTGACAAGCTACGAACAAGAAGCGGGCGTTGAGGAAAACGTTTCTTTCTCGTTCGGATTCACCGGAACTGGCGTATTGACGCAAGCATCCGTTGCATAATCAGCAAAAAGATTCGGGGCCGTCCGTTGGGCGGTCCCTTTATTACCAACAACAACAACAAAAAACAACAACATGACAACAATTATTGAAATCGGGGAACGTAAACACCCAATTCGATTTGGATTCAACGCCTTGCGTGAATTCTCAAGAATGACGGGAACAACATTGGCGCAATTGGAAAACCTTGGCGACGATATGACTTTGGACCAAGCAATCACATTGATGTATTGCGGATTCAAAGACGGCGCAAGAAAAGAAAAAGCACAATTCCGCTATGATGTGGCAGATGTTGCCGACTGGATTGATGAAGATGAGGGATTGATTGAAAAGGCGTTCGCCGTCTTTGAACAACAATTTTCATCGGGTAGTGAAAAAAAGTAAATGACCGAACGTCGCAACAAGGTGACGTTGCAACATGGGACACGTTGGAAGCGTTCGCGTTCGGTCAAATTGGATTGATGCCGTCCCAATTTTATGACCTATTGCCACGCGAGTGGGGAAATTTGGTTGAAGGTTGGAACGAACGTCAAAACCGAAAGGAACAAACGGATTGGGAAAGGACGCGTTGGATGACAACAATCCTTTTGAATCCACACACAAAGAAACGCATCAAGCCGAAAGATTTGATTGTGTTTCCTTGGGAAAGCAAGCCGAAAAAGGACCGCAAGGTTTGGACACGCGGCGAGATTTTAGAAGTAATAAACGAACGCAAACAACGCGCAAAAGCCAATGGCAAGTCTTAGTTCATTAAATTTCCGACTAACCGCGAACATCGCGCCATTCCGTAAAGGTCTAAACAAGGCCGAACGTTCAATGGATAAGATGGGGCGCAAGATGCAACAAACGGGCAAAAATTTGTCCATGAAGTTGACCGCGCCACTTGCGGCAGTTGGTGCGATTGCGTTTAATGTGTTCAAAGGCTTTGAACAAGAAATGTCCAAAGTCAAAGCGGTGTCGGGAGCAACCGCCGAAGAATTTGAAGCGTTATCACAAAACGCCAAAGATTTGGGAGCGTCAACGATGTTCAGTGCGCGCGAGGTTGCAACACTCCAAACGGAGTTCGCAAAACTTGGTTTCACGGCCACGGAAATCACAAAGGTCACCGAATCAACATTGGCATTGGCGCAAGCGTCGGGAAGCGATTTGGCGCGTGCCGCTGAAGTTGCTGGTTCTACATTGCGCGCTTTTGGATTAGATGCAAGCGAAACGGGTCGTGTCACTGATGTGATGGCGTCATCGTTTAGCACATCGGCTTTGGATATGGAAACATTCGCGAACTCAATGAAGTTCGTTGCACCCGTTGCGAAAAGCGCGGGAATGTCCATTGAAGAAACATCCGCAATGTTGGCGGTGTTGGCCAATGCTGGTATTAAAGGAAGCCAAGCGGGTACATCTTTGCGCCGTATCATTTCGGAAATTGGCGCAACTGGAAAGCCAACGGCCGAAGCATTGAAAGATTTGGCAAACCAAGGGATTGGACTTGCTGATGCGAAAGATGAAGTTGGACGTTCGGCACAATCGGCCCTTTTGATTTTATCGGAAGGCGTTGACCAAATATCACCATTAACGGAAGAATTCAAGAATTCCGGCGGTGCCGCTCAAGAAATGGCGGACATCATGGGGAACACTGCATTCGGAGCATCCAAGCGTTTGGAATCCGCAATGGAAGGTTTAATGATTTCCATTGGTGAGATTGTAGCGGTTGCCGTTGTTCCATTGATTGAGTTTTTAGCAAAGGCCGCAAGCGCATTGAACGGAATGTCGGACGGAGCAAAACGAACGATTGTGATTGTTGCCTCACTTGCGGCGGCAATTGGCCCCGTGATTTTCATAGTCGGTTCATTGACACGTGCAATCGCCGCGATTCGTGCGGCCACTTGGTTAGCAACGGCCGCAACAACGGCTTGGGGTGTTGCCGTGCAGATTGCGACGTCACCAATTACATTGATTATTTTGGCGGTCGCGGCTTTGGCGTCGGGACTTATTTACCTTGCTTACAACTTTAAAACACTCAAGGCCATCGCCATCAACTCAATTGCTGGGCTGGCGAACCTTGTCATTCCTTACATCAACACATTGATTGGGAGATTCAACGCAATCGCTGGTTTGCTTGGAAGGGATAAAATATTGGTCGAGCCATTTGAAAAAATGAAATCGGTATCAGTGCCCGCATTCAAATCGCTCAGTCAAGTCGTCACCGAAATCAAGGATGATTTGGGATTGTTTAAAGAAGAAGCCGAAGAAACAAATGAAGTTGTTTCCGAAACCGCTGAAGTGATTGATGAGGCCACAAATTCAATCAGTAAAGCAACGGGTTCAGTCAAAAGAATGACGGAATCATTGGTTGAATTAAACGCAAAAGGTTGGCAGATATTGAAGCCGCAAATGGCCCCAGTATTCAAACCAATGGAACGCGGTTTTGTAAACACAACGGCGTTGGCTATTAAAGCGGGCAACGCAATCAAAGACCATTTTGCGAATGCTATTGTCACAATGTTTGACAAATTAGAAGAAGGCGAATCAAGATTCGGAAATTTCTTCAAATCATTAGCGGCTGGACTGAAGCAAATGGCCGCGCAATTTATAGCGACCGCAATCGCGGCGTTGGCCCTTGCGGTTGCCGTTCGTTTCGCGATTGGTGGTGCGGCTGGAATTGGTAGCATCGGCGATATATTTGGAACGATGCAAAGCGTCGCCGGTTTTATGCCAAACATTCCAATGCTTGCCGAAGGTGGTGTTGTAACTTCACCAACGCTGGCAATGATTGGCGAGGGCGGACAATCCGAAGCGGTCATTCCATTGGATAGATTGGGCGAATTTGGCGGCGGAAGCGGACCCACGGAAGTGTTCGGACGCATCAGTGGTGCCGACATCTTATTGTCAAGCGAACGTGCTGGAAGAAATAGAACAAGACAACGAGGTTTTTAATATATGGCGAATCCAAAACTATTTTCCGAGTTCCGCAGTAGCTACGGACATTTTTACTTGATTGAAATTTGGGACGATGAATATACGGGAACAAGCCCGGACCAATTCAGCGTCACGGGTGATGGATTCCAGTTGAACTATTCGGGACAAACGGACAACGTATATTCCCCAATCATTGGGTCGTCGGTATCGTTTGGAATGTACGTTCAAGATTCAGCGACAAACGCGTTTTTGAATAATCTCAAGCAGTACCAACAAGACCGCTATTTCATAAAGATTTGGAAAGGTGAATTTAGTGGTGAAGATGCAAACACTTGGTACAATACAAGCAAAGTTTCCGACAATGGGTTGGTGATGTCATTTTCACCCGATGAGGAACAAGTTGTTTATCTTGACTTTTATTGGGGTGGTTACATCGTGCAAGACATCATAGAAATTGAAGATGTTTCACAACCTTATGTTCTAAACATTCAAGCGACCGACGGAATTTCAAAGTTGGCAGACACTAAATGCGGCACGTCATTCTTTAGACAATACACAAACCAATTCATCAACGCATTGGACCAAGTTGGTGTGTTGGGCATATACGGAAGCGAACACCCCGTGTTGGCCGTTGTGTGCGATTGGTGGGCGCAAGAAATGACCTACAACGCAAACAACAATCCGTTGGATGAATTATTTGCGGATTTCCACGCATTCGACACCATTGACGAAAATGGTGTTTATACCAACAAAAATTGGTTTGAAATATTGTCGGAAATGTGTACGATTTTCGGTTTGCGTTTTTATTATTCAAATGGCCAATACCGATTGGAACAATTGTTCCAACGCGATGAATCTTCATTCACGGAACACCGATATAAGAAAGACAAAACAAAGATTGATTTCGAAAGTGGTGTTTTCTACAACAAGACCATCGACCAAACGTCAAACAAAGCGCGTTTGGCTGGCAACCTTTTCAACTTTTTGCCAGCGGTGAATGATGTTGCCATCACATTGAATCAAGAACCAAAGGCAATGAAAGGTGTGACGTGGAAAAATGGCGTCGACCCGGATTTGGCAATTGGTTTGATTTCATCCGCGTTGCAGAATCAATTGACGTTGGTGTTTAATCACCAAATCAAATTGTTTTTAAATGTCAATGTCAATCAAAACAACATCTTTGCGAAGTTGAAATTGAACGTTGAATTGTTTGATTTCGACAATAACGTCACCTATTATTTAAAACGAACATATACGGGAACAACGCCATCGACACCCGTATGGACCACAACACAATCGGGTTCGGGGTACGAAATACTCGTTGGAACATTTCAAGAATTCAGCGGTCAAGTGACATTGGGAAATTCCGATGTCATTCAAATAGGCGGTCCAACGACAATCGTCACACCTACAATTCCAACCGATGGCGACATGACAATCAATTGGGATTTCGTTGGTTTCGTCAACACGAATGGTTCCGTTCGTGGTTTGAACATTGGGAATTCTTCATCGTACAAGATGACGTTGCAATCGGTTGACACGTCATTTGGTTCGATTCAAAATCAAACAACAAGAATTCGCGCCGTGTCGCCAAATGCTGACATCAATGGTTTATTATCTTATGAATTACCGGAAACAAGTATTTTCACGGGGCAAGGTGAACGCGGTTCATTGGTGAATCAATATGATGTTGGTGGATTGTTGTTCAAGGTTCCATATTCAAATTGGCGCGAAGGGAATTCCGGTTCTTATGTTGAAATCCAAAAATTGGTTTGTCAAGAATTTTTGAAACTAATGGATGCACCTATTGAAAAATACATGGGCGGCATATTTAGTTCGCACGATTTCCGTCAGCGTTTGACTTTTGACGGAAACAATTGGATTCAATTGGGCGGAACATACAATGCAAATCGTGACGAATGGGATGGCGAATGGTTCGTCATCAATCGCGCATCCATCACACCATCGTTTGATGAGGTGGTGATTCCGAACGACAACGTGAATTTTGGAAACGTTAATGGTTCAACGGGAAATGTTTCTTTTGACGGAATCGATGCCATCAATCTTGACACGAACATTTTGGATGTAACAACCACGGCAAACGTCGGTGGCGATATTGATGTTGGTGGCGATGGTGATTTCAGTGGTCGAATGGATATTGGCGGCGCGTTGGATGTTGTAGGCAATTCAACACTGGCGGCCACATCGGTTGGTGAATTTACAACAACGGGGCGCGTGAATGTCACCATCAATGACAT